TTAATATATATATTAATAAGAGTAAATTTAATGAAATATATGAAGGTATAATAAATAATGATACTTCAATGAATTGTGTAAAAGATATATTAATATATACATTAATGAATAATAAAAATATTTTACAATTACGTATAGAAGATATTAAAAATATTGAATATGGTCAATATAATTTAACTAAACAATATAATATATCACCATTTAAATATCAATTGGAAAATGTAAATTGGTGTAAAAATATAGAAAAAATGGCGAATACTAATGAAGGATTAAATCTAATACATGGTTTTGCTGATTCCATTAAAGTAGATAATTATCATTTATTAGATAATAATATATTATATTTACATGGAAAATTATTAGTAAATCCAGTATATCATAAAATATTAAAATATTTTGCTCATATCCAAGGTGGATTATTATGTGATAATACGGGATTGGGAAAAACATTAACGCTGACAATTCATATAACAGATGATGCAACTAAAGCTTCAGATATATTAACCGAGAGAGCAACTATGTTATTAAATTATAAAAATGCATTACAATCATTACATAATCCAGAAGATACATTTATGGATGAAATATTAGAGAAAAAAATAAATATGTTGGATAATGGATATAAGTTATTATATAATAATTATAAATTAAAGACCAATTGTAATTTATTAATTGTCCCAGTCAGATTATTACAGCAATGGGATAGTGAAATTAAATCATATTTGCCATCTGCCAAAGTATATGTAATTAATACAGTACGAGATTATTATAAATTAACATTAGAAGATATAGATAAATATACAATTATTATTATTACAATTACATTTTTACAAAATGATAAAAAATTAACACATACATTTGATTTATGTGATATATTATGGAAACGTGTTATTGTAGATGAGGTTCATGAGATATTTAATCAAGATGCTAATTCTCGTCGTAATAAAACAATGATATATAAAATTAAAGGATTATACAAATGGGGTATATCAGCTACTCCAAATTTAGATTTAAATTGCAATGATATTTTAGCATTTCTAACTAACGATATGTATTTGTATAATGAAGAAAAATTTGCAGGAATAAGTAAATATTACCGAATTAGTACTGATGTAAGTGAATATAGAAATTTTATTAACATGTATTATAAATATAATGATCCTAGTAAAGTAAATACTGAAATTCATATACCTGATTTTGAAGAAAAAATTATAGAGTTAGAAATGTCGAATATAGAAAAATTATTATATAATAATGCAACAGGTGATAATAAAAGAATGATTGCATTATGTACTAGTTATAAAATTTCTAATCAAGATACATCATTTAGTGGATTTTCAACAGTAAGTGAATTAAAAAATAAGATGTTAGAAGAGCATGTAAAAACAAAACAAACTCATATAGGTAAGATAGAAAATCAGAAAAAAACAATATCATATATTAAAGAATTAATTGATTGGTTTTACAGTGATAGAACAACAATACCTGAACATATTAAAATAAATTATTGTGTAATAACTGGTGAATATGATACATATGTATTACAAACAACTGAAGTAAATTTAATTGCAGATGCAATTGATAAAATTACAAAAAAGTTAGATCATAATGAAAAACATATAGGTATTTTGGAAAAAGAATTAAAATTAATAGAAATAAAAGAAAAAATGATAGATAATTTTGATACAATGATAGAGGAAAAATTAAATGAACCATGTATGATTTGTTTTGGTAATTTTGATAGTGTTATGTTAACAATGTGTAATCATATGTATTGTGGTAATTGTGTAAATGAGTTATTTAAGAATGTACAGAATATTAAATGTCCAATGTGTAGAACACCATTAAATCGTAATGAAATTAATAGCATTGTAGATAAAAATTTAAATTTAATATCAGGCGATGATATGAAAAAGAAAATAGAAACGAAAGAACAGGAAGATATTACAATTCATAAGGGAGGCACAAAAATAAGTGCAATTATATCATATATTAAAGAATGTAATGGGAAGATTATTATTTTTGCAACAGAAAAACAAACATTAGATTTGATTAGTGAAGTATTAGGAGAAAATAAAATTAAACATGTAAGTTTAAAAGGGAATGCATATGTAGTAAGTAAACAATTAAAAAGATTTAAAACGGGAGATGAAAAAGTAATATTATTATCAGCAGATAGAGCGAACTCAGGTACAAATTTGACAGATGCAAGTCATATAATTTTATTAGATACACATTTAATTTTAGATTTAAAGAAAAAGAAAGATATTGAAAAACAGGCGATAGGTCGAGCAGTGCGATTAGGGCAGAAAAACAATGTACAAGTAATAAGATTTATTATGAAAAATACGATAGAGCAATTATATTTGAATAAGAGTTTAGAAGTTTAATTTATTATTTAATAGTAATATGGCAAATAAAGTAGTTGAAACAAATAAATTAGATAATGGATATTGGCAAATTACAGTATTGGATGCAGTAACAAAAAATAGAGTTAAAGTTACAGAACTAACAACCGGATTACCATTAGAATTTTATAGAGTTAATAATCAAGAATTTAAATTAAAAAACTATCCATATATAGAAATAGATGATAATTATATATATTTTGAAAAAAAGTATTCACCAATGTTTATTGCAGAATTAATTTATTTATTTTTAACATTTGCTAAGGATAACAATATAGAAGATAACGATATGTTAAAAATAGATTCAGAATTAACCAATCAAGGATATACATTAAGTAAATACGGTATATATAAGATAAACATGAATACGGTATATCCATGTTTAAAGATAGATCCATATCCAGAAAATTTACATTATTCTTGTGAAAAATATATTAGTAATAAATCAACAAAAATAGATATATATAGGTATATTAGTGTTACATTGATTATAATACTAATTGGATACGTAGTATATAATTATTATAAATAATTATGTAATATATAATTATAGATAAATGTCTAAACCAGTAATTTGTCCTAGTTCAGTATTACCTTTATTAATGTGGGAAGGAAAATCTTGTCCCGATAATTATAAAAGAGGGACTAAAGTAATATGTAATTTAAAAGATGGAAAAAATGCATTTATGTGTATTCCTCCTGAATCAGCAAATCCTATTACAGAGTCTGATTTTGGTAAATTTGCTAATGCGAGTGATAATGAAAAACTTGAAAATATTAATAAACTTGAAAAAATAATTTTAGCTGATGATCCCGATGGTGATAGTACTAAAGAATTTATAGGTTCAATGAATACATTGAAACAGTCAATAAATTTGTATAATGGATATAAAGAGCATGAAGAAAAAGTATTAAGTAATACTATTAAAACTAGTAAAACCAGTAATACAAATAAAACAGGTAAAATTAATAAAAATGTATAGGATAAAATAAGATATTAAATTAATATTTTCTTTATATATTATATGAATAACTTACCATTATGTGTAGATTATAAAAGTCCATATGTAAGTGATACTAAAACATGTCAAACTTTAACACCATCAACTAGATATACAAAAAAAGTATGTAAAATTGATACTAAAACTTTTGGATATAAATGTGTATATGATAATTTAAGTACACTTTTTAAACAATAACATTTATATAAAGATTTATAAAAATCTTTATATGATAAATATATATATATATATTATATATAAATGGAAGCTTATAAAAGATCTTGTAATACACCAACAGGAAGTTTAATTAATAATGTTAATATTGTATCTGACCCTAAATTTTGTCCAACAAAACATGGTCGAGTATATTGTAAAACAAATGATAAGATTGGATATGAATGTATTGGTAGTGTTAAAGTTAAAGCTACACCTAGCAAATAGACCATAATAATATTTGTATATAATAATTAATTATTTACAAATATTTATAAAATTTTAGCATATACTATTTACATTTTCAGATGTATCATCAGGACCAGAAGTCATATCATCAACTGCTTGATAAACAATATTACCTGATATTACCCACGAATCATCAAGTGGTATTTGATAAGGACCGTCCATTATGTCCATTAGATAATGAAAACCTTTTGTTAATCGTTTTGCATGTCTTACTTGTCTTTTGTGTGTTTCCGTAATATTTTTATGCAATAATTTCTTTTTCTCAACATCTGGACTATTTTTCATAGTTGATAAAGATCCTAAATATCCTAATAATTCTTGTTTTGTTGTATGCATATCATCTATATTTTCATCTCTATATTGAGCAGCTTCTGCAGCGTTGCTTGCTTCAAATGAAGTAGTTAATGCTACAGCGGCAGCTGGTTTTATTTCCAAGTCTTGTTTTTGTTTTTTAATAGCTGCTCTAGCAGCTACAATATCTGGATCAGGATCCTTACATACAAATATATCTTCTGTTTTATTCATGCTAGGATCTGGACATGAATCTATACTTGTAATTACACCGTTTGGATTTGTTATCGTTTTAGGAATAGTACATGTTCTTGCTTTTTTATCTTGATATATCATTTGAGGAAGTTTACATTGAGAACTAGTATCAGGTGTTAATGGTGAATAAATAGGTGTACCATATGTTATAGAAATACTTCCTGGTAAAGGAATGAATGCACAATCTTTAGAATAAGAGCCTCCATCAGGTCGAATACATTCATAATATGGTAAAGCACCAGCTGTACCAGAATAATTTGGAATATTTTGCATAGCTCCTAATGTTCCACCTAATATTTTGGTACATTGATGAGCAGTATAAAATTGGTTCCATCTAGGATTTTGTGGATTTGGATCAGGAGCCCATTTTTTATTTGCGTCTGCTATGCACGGTGTAGAGCAAGGATATACTTGTGGAGTAATTTTACATATATCAGAGTATGATGTATGTGTCCAAGGAGCGTGACATTCGTAATTAACACCAATAGGTGATATATCTCCAAGTATTCCATTTAATTTACTTTTACATTCATCAGGTGTATAATATTTAAGGTATTGATTATTTGCAGAAGTAGTATATACATTGATACCCATAGGTGATGGAGAATTACATTTATCTACTAATTTAATTGTAGGTGTTATATCGTAATTAGCTGAAGGACTTGTTAAATCTTTTTTACATATATTTGTCCATGATCCACCAATTCCTTTATTTTTTTTAGGATCTTTCATACATTCAACACGTACTCCATCTGGAGCTGAGCCAAATGCAATACCTTGTAATTGATTAACACATTCATCTTTAGTAAACCATTTTAAACCTAAATTATTTGGATTAGTGTCATCTATATATACACCACCTAGACTACATTCTGCTGGTGTAATACTAAAATCAAAATTTGGTTTTTGAGCTTCAATTGACATAATATATATTTATATATATATATATATAAAGAAAATATTTATATATAAAGATTACTAGATTATATATGATACTATAATTTATAGCGATACTTCGTTTATAATATTTAAAATTGAACAAATATATATAATATATCTTTTTTGATATGAATAGTTTATAAAATCAATAATAAATACAATTTTATTTATTATTAATAACAATAGTATATATAAATTATTAATGTTTACAACCCCAACCTTCATTGATTGCTCCTACCAACAAACCTAATAAAAGTGTATTTACTACAAATACACAGCAAAATATACCAGCATCTACTCTAGGATCACCACCAGACATAATTTTATCATACATATTTATATATACTATATATAAATATTTATTTTATATAATTCTAATTTTAATGTATATAATTTATTATCTGGTTTTGCAGTGTGCTTTACTATAAATTATACATGATATTATACATACCAAAAATACATTACTTGTGCAAAATGCAAGAGATAAAATAGAAGTGTATTCACCCATACCGCCCAAACCTTTGCCACCTTCTAATTCTGTATCTGTTACTAAATAAATTTCAGGTTGTAGATTAGACATTATTCTATATAATTATTATATATTTTATTTACAATTTAATATAATTTCATTATATTTTTTTTCAAGCTGTTCAAAATTATATGTAATAATTTGTGAATCATATCGAATATTTTCTGTTTTATTGTGTAAAAATTTATTCTCTTCTATATATTTTTTGAAGTATTCTTTATTTGCTAAAAAATTTTCTTTCATAATATTTATAAATGGTTTTGCATAATCTGGTGTTTTAACAATATTACTATACACATTAAAATTTAAATTTTCATATTGGAGCATTCTATTATATATTTCATTCATAGGATCTTTATCTGAATATCCTGGCTCATTTGTTAATGGTTTATCATGAAATAAATGAGTTCTAACTGTTTCAATTACTGATGAAAATCGTTGAACTTGTGACCATGTTGATTCACCCCATGTATTCAATATAGATAAACATACTTTACCATTACCTTTTATCTGGTATAAATTAGGATTAAATCTAGTTTTTCCATCATTCGATAAAAATTTCCATTGAGGTGGAGAAAAAGGATATTCAGTTGGAAATGTATTTTCACAAAAATAAAATCCACCATAATATGGTGTATTATCAACACCCATAATCATTACAATACCTGAATTCATATTATCTTCCTGATCTTTGTAATAATACATTTGTTCAGGATTCCAATGATCTAACGAAAAAGTAACGCTTTCAATATCTTTCATAATACGCTTAGCATTTTTAGCCATTTTGATTTAAACTATTAATATTACTAATTAATAGTTTAAATAATATTTTTTTCAATTTTCAAAAAAAATATTATATTACATATAAATAATTTTTTCTTTCCAATCTAAAGATATGTCAGGCAAAAAATTACATATAAATAATTTTTTCTTTCCAATCTAAAGATATGTCAGGCAATAAATATTTTGCATAATTTTCTTTTTCGTATGACTTATATATTTTAAGAACTATTTTTTGGTCTTCTCTATCTCGAAATCTAACAACATCTTTATCTAATGTTAATAATGCATATGAAGATAAATAACCTAAATAAAATAATTCATTACCTAATACGCGCCCACTTGTAATTTCAAGGTGATCAATTGCGTAATCATGTTTTATTAATTGTTCAGTAGCCACTTTGAATGCATTTTGAATACCTTCATTATTAGGATGAGATACTAATAAACTTAAATCCATTGTATTATTTGATAAATTATGAACAAAATATACATTATTAATTTCAAGTAAATCTGTTAATTTACAACATACTATATTTTTAATATCAATAAAAATTCCACCATATTTATATATAAATGCTAATTTAATATAATCTGTTTTAATTTGATTTAAATCACTTGCATTATATGCATTAATTGCATTTATATCAAAATCTTTTTTTAATATATTGAATGCAGAATTATAATCATATATTCTATATTCAAATTCAGGATTTAGTCTTATATTATTTAGTATGGTATGATATAATCCAGACGGTACATCATTTATATCAGGTACAATTTGATGAATAATAAATGGACATTCTGATTTTATAGTAGATGTTATAGTTGGTTTGTAAATAGAATCTAATGTAAATGATAACGGGTAATCAAAATATTGTAATGCAAAAACGTAAATAATTAACGAATTAATTATTATTACAAATATATAATTAAAAGAATTCATAAAATATATTATAAATAAATTTTATTATTTAACCATAAATCAGAATATGTTTTTGTTTTTTGATTTTTTTGTTGTTCTTTACGATATGTTGGATAATTTTTAAATATAGTTTTATTATTTGAATCAACAATAACTGAATCAGTAACAAATAATAATTGAACAGTAGAATGATAATTATTATCATAAATAATATTACCTAATAATCCTGGACCAGTTGGATCTAAAGGATCTCTGCCATAATATTTATTTTTAACATTTTGAACAACTTGTTTAATTGCTAAATCAAATATATTTAAATTAGGTGGTGCTATCATAACACCATTATATATTCTATTAGTAGGACGATCTTTTACAAAACATAATGGATATTTTTTTACAATATCTATTAATTTTGTTTTGATAGAGTATTTAATATCAATATATATTCCTCCTTTTTTATACAAAATACAATATCTCCATAAATCAGCTTTATATGCACCAGGTACTAAGTTATTAAATGCATGTAATACTTCTTCATCAAAATTGTTTTTTATAAATTCTTTGCATTTATTATCATCATATATATAAAAATCAAATTCAGGATTATTAGTTATATTTGTCGTTATGTTTGTATACATATCTTGTGGTACACTAGAATATCCCCATGTCATATATACTGATAATGGTGTAATTAAATTTATATTTGTATTTTTTGATTTTGGATAATAAAATTGAGTAGGAATTAATGGTGATGGAGAATTTAATTGCATTTGATATGCAGTTGGTGAATAATTTTCATATACTGATATATAAATAAAAAAAATTAAAATTACTATAACTAAATATATAAAAATTACCTTCATATATTTAGTTAATATATTTATTTCAAATAAATATTTTTATTTCTCCATAAATACCCATAATGAGGTTTTTTAGACATAATATATTGTTCATTTTTATATAAATATCTATTGTAGGATTCAAAAATAATTTCATCAGTTTCTTTATCTTTTATAGTTAGATTAATATTGTTATTTTTATTTAAATATAATGATACATATTTACTATATTCTAATTTAGATATAATATTACCTAATAATCCAGGACCAGTTGGTACTAATTCATTTATACCATAATATTTGTTTCGAACATTCATTACTATTTGATCAATTGCTAATTTAAATACGTTACAATTAGGTGGTGCAATTAAAATAGCATTATATATATAATTATTAGTTACATCTGCAACAAATGTAAGAGGATGTCTTTGTAAATATTTTACTAATGGTGACATTATTTTAAATTTGATATCCATATATACACCACCATTTTTATATAATATACAATATCTCCATAAATCGGCTTTATATGCTCCTGGTATTAATTGTTTATATGCATATATTACATCTTTATCAAAATTGTCTTCAATAAATTGAAGACAATCATCGTCATCATAAAAATAATGATCAAATTCAGAATTATTTTGTAAGTTTTCATTTATAATTGATTTAACTGTATTTGTTACTCTTTTTGTTTCAGATGTTTGATATATTACAGCTGGTACACCATTTAAAGTTAATGATTTTACATTTGATACTATACCATCGTGATTATAATGAAGTGTTCGAGGAGTATAAAATGGTATTTCACATGTAGATATACTAGTTGAATAATAATTTAATAATGCATATATACTACTAATAACTAATATAAATATTATTATATAAGTTATATTTTTGTTCATATATTATATATATTTTTTATTATCAAGCTTAATTAATTTAGGGTTCATTTCATATCCTTGTAATTTGTAAAAATCAGATTTTCCTTCAATTAAATATGGAACATAATCTTTAATTTCATTTAATACTTGTAAAAATTCATAATAATATGTATATTTATGTTTATTCATCCATTGTTCTTTTTCAATTCGAAAATATTTATCATCTGACATTTCTTCATCTAATTTATTCAATGTATCAATGATTTTGATTTGTTTTTTACTCGTATCATTAATATGTTTTTCTACTCGTTTTAAAGATACTAATCTTTTATTATATTTTTCTTGTATATCATAATTATAATCATTATAATCACATATATTATCAACGATTTCATCTGCAATTACATATTTATATATTAATTTTTCTAATTTATTATCATATGTATCTAAATAAAAATCATCATTGTATATATTCTTTTTAATATATTTTTTGTTTGCCATAACAAATATATTAATTTTAACTACTTTATATATATTTTTTTCTTTAAGTTAAATAAATCTTTAGTTTTTTCTTATGTATATATATATAAATAATGGCAAATTGTCCACCTAGTTATACATCATTATCAAGTCCAGCTGGTACTATGTGTTCTGGTACACCAATATGTTCATCACCATCATCAGTATATATGATGTCAGGACAATTTGGTGTATGTCAAACTTCAACAAATCCAACATGTGTAGTTGGAGCAACATTTAGTCCAAGTACAAATAAATGTACATCGTTAACAAATCCAACCTGTGTATCTGGAGCAACATTTAGTCCTAGCACAAATAAATGTGTAGTATCAACAAATCCAACATGTCTGCCAGGATCAACATTTAATACAACTACAAATAAGTGTGTATCGTCAATAACTCCAACATGTCCAACTGGATCAACATTTAATACAACTACAAATATGTGCATATTATCAATAAATCCAACATGTCCTATTGGATCAGTACTTAATACAACTACAAATAAATGTGTATCAATATCAAATTCATTATGTCCTAATGGAGGAGTACCAATTAATAATAAATGTAATTATAAATTATAAATTAAACTGTTTTTCAAATAATTCCCAGTTATCATCATTAATTTGTATTATTAATTTGGCTTTAGTGTGTAATACAATTTTTTCTTTTAATATTTTAATATTTCCAATATTGAGTAGATTAATTTCTTTATCAGTATCAGTATATGGTATTTTATGAATATGTAAATAATCTAATATTTTTTTAAGAATATTAAATATTTTACTTTTTTTGTGTATTTCTAATAATTTATTAGTAGGTGGTTCAGTAGGTGTATTAGTTACATTATTATCTTTTAAATATGTAAATATATTTTTAACTTTGTTTTCCATATCTATATGATTATCACGTAATTTTTGATAAAAATTATTTAATGAATTACGTATATCTTTTTCAGTATCTAAGAAATAACTACGTAATTTTTCATTATTATTTATTTGTTCAACTAATTCATTTAATTTTTCTTTAATATTTTCATCCAGTACTATTTCTTTATTTTTTGGATTTTTATATTCTGTTAGAAGTTGTAATATAAGTATCATGACTTCTAAACGATGTAAATCGTCACTCAAATTTGATATATAGAATTGATAATATATTTCATTTTCATATGTAAATGTTTTTAAATCTATGATTTTTGTTTTATTAATTTTACTTGCAATACTAATAAATAAGCCAAATTTTCTTTTTGTTGTTTTCATATCATTTGTAAATTTATTAATTTCATCGTCATTTATTACAGTTGTATAATTTTTAATTTCAACTAATACTTCAGCACCATTATTAAATGTTAATAATCCATCACCGGAGTGATCTATTTCACCTGTACTTTGATAAGTTATGCCGATAAAATTTTTTGATATTAATTCATGAATATAATTTTCACCAAAGATACCAATTTTTTTAGAATTATTACTAATACCAGTTAATTTATTAATTAATCCGTCTAGTACTTCAAATTTATTTTGTGTAATATTATCATTTGTATTTTCAGTGTTATGTTGATTATTATCTATTTCTGGATAATATATATTATATCCAATTTTTATAATTTTAATTATTGTTTCAGTAGTGTGTTTTCTATTTAATTCAAATAATC